GCGATCAAGAGATCGACTGTTGTCATAAAAGGTGAATTTGTAATTCGGTCTATGACCGTGTTTGAAACCAAAATAAACGGCTGCAAGTATGCTGGATGTGGACTCGGGGCTCGAGGACAAAACGAGTATAACGTCCTCTCACAAGAAGAGAGAAGAGTTGTTGTTTCTTATTTCAACTCAACCGCTTTCAGCGGAGTTCTAATGGGCAATAAAGGAATGCACATACTTAACGGAAATATAGTTAAAACCCAGAAAGAACATCACAATAAGAAGAAGAGAATTTCCAAAGATGGCAACAAAAAGGCGTTGGAGATTGTTGCTGATAAGATCAAAGAGGAGGTTGACAAAATCGCCGTGCAATTGCAGGCTGAGTATTATGTCCCTAAGAAAGACTTTGAGAGAATCAGCTCGCAATTCCCGACTGTTCCTTGGACTGACACATACCACGACAAATGTTCAGTGCCATCTGACCCTTTCTTTGTCGGCTTGTATCACACCGTTTGTTCTGGGAGATATTGTGCTGATTATAGAAGCGAAGCTTTCATTACCAACAACTTCATTGCTGAACTCTTTAATGATGAAAAAGAAGAGGGAGTTTTGGGATTAGATTTGCCTGGCGTTGCCGGTAAATGCTTTATCGGAAGGGTCGAGAATGATCGAATTACTATAGGTACTTTTGTGCGCAAGAATCCTGGCGGGTTCGTAGCTGTAAGTCAACTGGCTGGTGGTTATTGTATATACCGGCGCTCATTAGGAAGTAAAGATTTGGTGTACCACGATACCGTTGACCAGAAGAAGGCCAAGGACACCATTCGATTATTCAATTTTCTCAAAACACAAATCGTGGGTCAACCTCATTCTGAGTCCTTGCGTCTCACTATGGCCAACAGGTTCCCATATGTTTGTGCTCACCTAAAGATTGATGTCGATGATTTTGATTTCAATGAAATGTACGAGAAACTTCTTGAGTACGATGAGTTCGAGAGAATTCCTTTCCATTTTTCTTCGTATCTTTTGAGCAAACTTCCAGGTTTGTCGACTGAAGATAAGAAAATGGTTAGTTTGATATTCAGAAAGCAGATGCGGGATTTTGATTTGAAGATTGCTGAAATCAAGAGACAACTCATGGAGAATTTGGAAGAAGGAGAGCTTTTCAACAAAGCGAAAGACGGGATTGCAGATGTAGTTTTGGCGTTGAACGATGCTATCTCACGTAGTACTCTCCACTTCTCAAATGGTTTCCAGGCTAATGCCACTTTGGGTGATAAATGCTGGTCAATCTGCGCAGAATACCTCAACTCCAAGAAGAAGACTTACAATGTGGATGTCAGTGACATAAGACTCTACAAACTTGGAATGTGCAAAGAGAGACTAGCCTACATCAAAATTGCTCCTTCCTTGCCAGGTTATAAACCCCAGGTTTCAGGAACTTGTCATCATAACACTATCAATGCCTTGGAAACGCGGTTTGTTAGTGAGTTTCACGAAGACACAAAAGAAGATATCTTGAATTATAACAAAGCCCATGAATTGCTAGCAGACAAAATTTTATTCTTGCAAGCAAAGAAAGGTGTCAAGATGGTTCTCATGTCATATGAAGAAACTATTGACTCGTTGGACTGGCCTGCACGCAATAAAGCCGAAGCAAGGAGATTGATTCCCCTGATTGAAAACATGGAAAACACAATGATGGCCCCAGTTTCCAATAAGATCCAAGCCTTTGCCAAGTTCGAAGAATTGAAACAGAAATTTCAGATTAATTCTCGCTTGATTCAAGGGTATCAGATTGGATTTTCTTTGGTTACTGCGCGTGTTGTTAAGAGTCTGTATGCTTATTTTAAGAAGTTGCTGTCAGACCCAGATAACGACATATGCATGGGATCTGCCATGGTTGGTGAGACGATCGGAGAATGGCGTCAAATTTCGGATCAATACTACTCTGAGACTGTCGATTTAGATGGGAGTGCCTATGATGCTACAACGCGTAGGGTCAGAGTTGAGTTGTTGTACGATTTGTACGCTGAGCTAATTGGTGTAGAGTGTCTGGGATTGGATGTGCTCAAGAGTGCGATGCAACCTAAAGGTAGTTTGTTCACGTGTGGTGTCGGATATTCTTTGTCTGACAAGTATTTTCTTGCTGGTCATGCACCCATGACATCAGGCAGAGCAGATACAACTTTGACAAATACCTTGTTGCGCATTTCAGAAGGCCTGTTTTATCTACATAGTGTTGGAGCACCAGGAAGGGTGCTAGCTTCTGGGGATGATATAACCATTTCCACCAACTATTGTTTTGAAGAGAAGCAGATCATCGATTTGGGAATCGTGCTCAAGAGAGATGAAAAGTTTGAAAATTGTCAGCGTGAGGACAGTGTGTTCTTGAGAAAACTTTTCATGCCAGTTAATGGGAGATTGTTGCCAGGATCTCTAGCTGGACGGGTTCTGCCTAGAATGGGGTGGTGTGATGCTAAAATCTCTGCTAAGAAAAGATTGCAGGTTTTGAGAGGGCGGTGTCTTGGTTTATTATCAACTGATAGCCATAACCCCATCATTGCAGCTTATGCCAACCGTTTTAAGGACGTAACTTCTAAGCACCCAATATTTGATAAGGATTTGCCTCACCGAATCAAATTTGTCGAGACACATGAGGCTTCTGTTGACACTTATGCTTTCTTGAGTAACCGATACCAATGTTCTGTTGGAGATATTGAAGAATTGGTTGAATACATAAGCAACTGCGAGTTGGAGAATGAGATTGAACATCCGTTGATGAAGAAGATTGTCTTGATAGACACAGAGAACGGAGTCCCTTTGCGTGATGGTATTGTGCATGATCCTCTTATGGGATTAGCTACCGCAGTTGACCAACAGAAATTTGACCCATTGAAAGACAATTATGCTTTGTATTCAATGTTTGGAGCACCGATTGTTGAGGAAATCGCAAAGGGAGCTTTGCTCTATTACGCTCCAGATGGTCTGATCTACTTTTTGTTGAGTATTTTGTTTGTCCTCTCAACATTAGTTTTGGTCGCCTGTGAATCTATGACTCTCTACGGGATTCACAAAATTGATTTCGTTGCTCGATTGATATTGCACGGGTCTTGCGCATTAGCCGGACAAGCTGTTTTTGGTGCTGGTGTTATAATGCACTCAATGCACAATATAGCTTGTTTTTATGGTCTCTACTCTCCCTTTTTCTTTATGATGTCAGCTACCATTTCTAAG